CCCGCGATCGTGCAAAAGCCAACGCCATGGCCGTCCCGATCAGTGGGCCGATAGCGTGACCGGACCGGGACCAGCGTTGTCCCGACCCTGCCTTCCATCTGGGCGAGAAAGGCCTGCCATTGCAGCGTGGCCGCCTCGCCTTTCAGGGCAAAGCTCACCGTCGCCATCCACCGCCCACGCATTGTCGGGATGATGGTATCGACACCAGTGATGCTTTCCGCCGTGTCGAGCGATTGGCCGACCAGATGGAACTGGGCATCCTGCGCCGAGGCCAGATGTGGGAAAGTTGCCTGCATCATCCATCCGTCAGGTTATATTTTTTCATCAGGCCGGGCATTTGCTGCCGCAGCCGCTGATCGCGCGCATCGAGCTCGCGCCGGAACTGAGCCAAGGTTCTGTCGTCGGCATTGCCCTGCACCACGATGCTGGTCGACGGGGCGAAGGCCATGGAACCGGCACCGCCCCGCAGCGCAGCCTGCGCTTGGGGCACGCTCAGGATCCGGCCATTGACCGCCGGGATAAAGGGTTCGGGGCCCCGTTCGCCGGTCATGTAGGCCTGGCCCTTCATAACAGGGCCACCATTGGCACGCGCCGGGAGCCCAGCCCCGCGCAAGGCTTTCGTCAAAGGATCTCCTCCGCCTAACAGCCCCCCGAACAAACTGCCCCAGCTAAAGCCGCCACCGCCGCCGAACAGACTATTCAGCGCATCACGGATCCCGCTGCTCAAAATATCTGAGGCGATCTGCTTAAAGACCTGGGCGAGACCGTCGCGCAGGCTTTCACCCGCGAGTAGCGCGCCGGCCAGTGAATCGGCAATCCCATCGATCGCATCGTTAAAGCGATCCTGCGAGATTTCCTGGCGCTCCAACTCTGCGGTGAGCTGTCCAACCTGAGTGGATTGCGCCTCGATTTGGGCATTGAGCTTATCGTTAACTGGGATTCCACGTTTCTTGGCCTCATCCAGCAAAGCCCATTGAGCCTTGGCTTTAGCGACCTCCGCTGTCGATTGTCCGATCAGGCCGATTTCTCGCTGGAGGTTGAGAATATCCTGTTCCACATCCTCAAATAGGCCGGGCTCTTCCTTTTCCTTCTTGCCCTTCCCTTTCTTACCGCCACCGCTGCCACCCCGACCTTTTCTGCTCTCAGCAGATCGGCGCGCATCAGCGGCCAGATTCTCAGCAGCCAGCATTGCTGCCTGATCCTCTGGCAGGGCCGGGTTTTCTTTCCGGACCTGGGCAATCTCCTTTTCCAACGCGAGCTGTTGGCCGCTCAGGCTATTGATACGCCGCTGTTCAGCGATATAGGCCTCATTCGCTTTGCGAGTTTCATCCGCCGCAGCCTTATGGGCATTGAATGCCTGGATATGACTATCGGCAGGGGCACCGCCAGAACCCACAGCTGCAACGGCTGCCGCCGCAGAAGCCGCCATAGCACGCAAAGAGGCGAGCACACCGATAGCGCCATTCACGCTGGCAATCATCGGTTTAAAGCTCGGATTGGCTTCCCCAAGGCGCTCCAGCTCGGCCTTTGTCTCTTCGGCGGTTTTCTGACCATCTTCGAACTGAGTGATCAGATCCGCCATTTCCTGCTGGATCGCTGTGAAGGGCGTATCCTGCGCGGCCATTCTTTCGATCTCTTCGCGCAACTGAGTCAGTGCCGCCTGGGCAGCTTCCATTTCCTCCGTGGCCCCTTCTGCGATCAACACGGTTTCTGCGCTTTGCTGCAGGTTCGCGATATCTTGAAGGGAGGCCAAAAGCTGCTTCGCCGGCGTGGACAAATCCATACCCTCGAGCGGCTGCAGCGCCGCGACCGCAGCTTCACCAGAGATTTCCGCCTGACGGAGCTGGCTGGCGATATCACGAATGGCCGTCAAAGCTTCCTGATCGCCGTCCAGAAAGCCTTCATCAAAGAAATGGCGTCTCCAAGAGGATCCACGTTGCGCTTTGGCTTCGATGCCAGTCAGGTTATCCGTGCGACTTGCAGCAAAGGGATCAAGGATGCTTTCCCCCTTCAACCGCTCTAGTGCTGCGCGCAAATCACGGATTCGCTCGATCTTCTGGGCTGAGCTCAAATTATCGATGGATTGGGAAAGCTCATCAATAGCTTCTGTGGTCTGCGGGGTATAAAGCCCAAGTCTCTCCAATTCCTGACGCACCCGCTCCGTGCGCGCTTCTGCCTCACGGCTCGCATCAGCAAACAGCACCATTGCTGTTGCCGCTGTGGCACCGAGCAGCAGGCCGATCGGACCTGCCGCTGCGGATAGCCCAGACATTGCCGTGGCCAAACCGCCCATCGTGGAAGCCGCGCGGGCAGCCGCGACAAACTTGACGATTGCCCCCGTTCCCAGGCCAAGGTTTTTCACCATGTTTGCGATCGAGCGGCCCAGCATGGCCGCAGACAATACCGCCGCAACTTTTAGCGTGATATCAGCCACATTCTCGAAGTTATCTGCCAGCGCGCTGAGACCCGCCACAAGCCGCTCCGAAGCAGACATGCTGTCATCGGTCTGGCCGATGTACTGCATGAAAGCATTGCTCACCTTCGTCATGCCATCCTGAATTGTGGCATTGGTCGTGGCAAAGGCCGCTTGGATTTTTGGGCCCGCTTCAAGGATCGCTTTGAACACCCCTTCAGCGGTGATCCTCCCCTCCTCTCCCAGTTTTTTGAGCCCCGCGATGCTAACCCCGTAATAGTCAGCAATCGCTTGCGCGAGGATCGGAGCATTTTCTCGGACAGACCTAAGTTCATCGCCCTGAAGCACGCCCGAGCCGAGGCCCTGCGACAACTGCAGGATGCCGGCCTGCTGCTCCGAAGCCGCTGCCCCGCCTGCCTTGAATGCTTTATTGACGATCTCGGTTGCGCGCGCGATCTCCAGTTCCGACTTAGCCACGCCCCCAGCGGAGCGCATAAGCTTGGCGTAGAGATCCACCGTGTCGCTGATCCCGCTGCGGGTTTCATCCGCAATTTTGTTCAGATCCTCGAGGCTTCTGGCCTGCATGCCCGCGATCTGTCCCGCAGCTGCGGTCTTGTTTCCCGCCACCGTCCATGCATCTGCATACCGCGCAACTTCACGCACAGACAAAGCCGCACTGACCCCTGCCAACGGCGCGATTAAGGAACGGGCGGCCCGTGAGCCAATACCGTCGAGGTTGCGATTCATCTGTCGGAAACGGTTCTCAATTCCGCGCGCCTGAGAATTCGTCACACCCATGGCCTTGCGCATGTCGCGCTCATAGCCCTTGATGTCAGCTGATAGCTGGACAACCAGCTTTTCAAGGTCCGTTGCCATTAATCTGCCTTTGGAGTGATTATGATTTACAGGATGCGTTTCACCTCTGCCGGAACGATCGGAGCGGTTTTATTCGTCGGCGCAATTGCGGTGTCCGCATGGGAATCTGCATTAATGGTCAAGAAACTCATCCGAGGATTTCCACCTCAGGGGATAATCGCGCAGCCCACGCTTTATGCGCTATGCGCAGTTATTGGAGCGATTGGATTTGTAATGATGCTCCAAGGTCGAGAAATCATCACCCCTGATGAGCTCCCGGCCCCTCGGAAAAGGTTGGATCTATAGGCGTCAGATCGAGAGGGATTGGGGGACGGGGAAGGTCCCTACCCCATCCGGTCCATCACGCCCTGCCAGAGGTCATCTTCCTCATCTGCTGAGATCTTGCCCTCTTCCTCGGGAACATTGGCCTCGATCCAACCTGCAGTCGCGGCCTCGAACTCCCAAAGCGAACATGCTTTGACCTGAGCCGGGCTCATGCCGACGGCTTGGCCGGTGCCGAAGATCTGCGCGAACCTGAGCTTGCCGCGCGGGAGCGGTTCGCGCTCTTCTTTGCGCCCGCTGCGGCCTTTTCCGGCTTATCCTCTGGCGCGCCCTGCAGAGCGACACCGATCACCGCAAATGCGGTGGCAATATTTTCGTTCAGTTGACCAGGCCCGACATAGGTCCGCACCTTTTTCAGCGCCTCGACTGCCTCCATGCCCCCGCCGATCAGACCAAGCCGAATCGTTTCGGTGATATAGAGAGGCGATGCGTCCTTTGGCGGGACAGAGCCAAAGCTGCGTGCCATGAGGGCGGCTTCAAGTGCCCACTGGATAAACCATGGCCCGGCATCGCACTTTTCCTGTAGCTCAACCAAATGCTCGATCTTGAGGGCAAACGGATAGGTTCCGTCTGCCCAATCAAGCATGACCTGCGCGCTGCGGCTCATCAGACGGTCCGCTCATAAACGATCTCACCATCCGATTGCATCGAGATCGAGACGTTGACCCGCTCACCGATAGACCCGGTGATCTCAAAGCTTTCGAGATGGAAACGGCCCGTGTAAACGTCGCTGCCGCCATCGGGATATTCCAGTTCGACCTCGCATTCGATACTGTCGGTATCGAGCAGTGCGGCCTCCCAGATCGGAACCGACGATTTTGCCAGTACGCCCGATCCGCTGATGCTTGCAGACATGCTTTGAACGTCACGCTCCATCCAGGACGCAGCGTCAGGTTCATCACAATCGGGCACATTGACCTCGGCCAGCGTCTTGTTGCGATTGAACGATTTTTGCGTGAACCCGCAGGGCGCGACAAATGCCGGGGCCGGGGTCGCGCCGTCCGACAGGCGGACGAAAAACTTGCCGAACTTCAGGGTTGTCGGTTTAGCCATATTCTCTCTCCATGGCAAAAGGCCCCGCAGAAGCAGGGGAATGGACTGGTTTCGAGGAAATGCGTTATTTTCCTGCGGCTACGTCTCGGGCAGATTTACGCACAGCCGCGCGGATCTTGCGTCCGGCGCGTTTTCGATTGGCGCGCCACGACACAAAGAAGAAGGGCTGGGCCTCCATCTTGGACGTGCCGAACTCGACACAGCGCACATAATAGGCATCATCGGCCCCGCGAGATTTATCCCGCGACCCGGCATAGACCGTGATTGTCAGATCGCCGCCCACCCCGGCACCTTTCAGCGTGGCGACAACCATGGACCCCTTGGGCGCTTGCCCCCAGGTCCAGCCGATACTGTCGCGCAGCGCGCCAGCGCTACGGCGTCGGTCCGGGGTTTGAAGCACCGGAACCAGACTTTTCATCATCGCGACGATGCTGTCCGCGGATTCCGCCATCTTCGCCCTGATCTGTGTCTTTGCCACCTTCGGCAGTCGGTCCAGTTTCCGCTGCAACTTGGCCAGCCCCAGTATCGTTGTCGCCTTTGCCACGACGCGCCTCCGGATCTGTGAACTTGATGGCAAGCCCTTTTTCAATGGCTGCATCGGCGCACCGCTGGGTGACATTCACCCGCATGCCTTCGGAGTAGCGCACCGAGACGTTGGCCTTGGGCCGCCAACGGAAAGTACCGGTAAATTCAATCCAGGGCATTATTCCTCCACCATAATTTCGAGTTGCACCACGCCATGCACCCAATCAGGATCTGGATCGTCCCAAACCCGCGCCATGCTGACGCGGATTGGGTGCATGGTCAGCAAATCGGTATCGTCCCAACCGTTGAGGCAGGCCGACACATCATCAAGCAGATCTTCTGCCTCGCCTTTTGCCGAGTCCTTTGCCCAGATATCGACATGCAAGTTCAGCAGCCGACCCTCGAGACAATCCGCACTGTCATCCGTCCAATCAGACGGCCCTAGCGTGACGTAAGGTGTTGGGGTTGTCCGCACGGCCTTATCATAGACGCGGCCGCCAAGCTCGGGCACTTCGGCCATGATCCGGTCCATGACGATCTGGCGAAGGATAGAGCCGACCCTCATGCCCGACCCTCCGCCAGCATTTCCAGATAGGCACGGTCATCGCTCATACGCGGCAATTCCTTGATGTCGTAAATTCGCCCATCGATGACCGCGCGCCAATCCGATTGGATCTGCCGTGATTGGCTGGACCGGCGTACCGTCACGATTGCTGGCGCCTTAGCGGCAACCCGCGCCTGCATCACTGTTTCGCCGCCACGCAGCGCTTGGACGTGAGCCCAGACCGTAAACTCATTGCGCCACGACTGAACGATCTTGCCATTCCGGTCGCGATCTTCGATCGGCGACTGAAAGGCCACGCGCTTAGTCAGATCGCCTGCCCTCATCCGATCCACCTCCGATGGGGGGCAAGGAGTGCCTCATAGGCGCGGGTCGGCTGCCACTTGTCGGCCTCTTGCTCACGGTTGTGATAGAGCGTTCCGATATGAAGAAGGATCGCCGCACGGATCGGAGCAGGAATCCCGTCCGGATAGCCGACACGGAAACGCACTGCGGTCTCGCCATTAGCCGTCACGGGCGGATCGCTGTCGATCACCGGAACAAGCGGCAGATCTCCGGCTTTGCTCCCGCAAAATGTGACTTCCCATTCCTGCGGGGAAAGCGCGCGTCCGAGAACGCCGTCAGCGCCGTCGAGGTAAGTGACCGCCGCGTCGATGAGGCCTTGGATCAGGATATCCTCGTCATCGCCGTCAACGCGTAGATGGAGCTTGGCCTCGGCCAAGCTGATAACTGGATCGGTCGGCTCCGAAATAAGCTTCAGGCTTTTGTACATCAGCCTGCCTTGTTGCGCGGGGCCTTCACGGCCTTGTTGTTGACCGGCCTCTCAGCCTTTTCGTCTCTATGGACTAGCACACCCTTATTGACCAAATGCCCGACAGATATGGGATCGGCCTGGCGCTGGTCGCCCGGCAAATACAGGCGGTCACCCAAATGCTGACGGGTGACGTCATAGGTCTGTTTCATCATGGCCTCCTATCGGCTTGCAGAGGGGGCCGCCGAAGCAGCCCCCTTTCGAAAGACGATTATGGTCCGACTGCCAGCGCACCGGTCACGAAGGCCTCGGGACGATAGACCGCCAAAGCCAGCCGCTCTTCCGCGAGAATCGTGATCAGGTTCTTGGTGAAGTCGTCCTCGACATATGCCGCCTCGACGCGGGCTTCCCAACGATCGAAAAGCTGAGCGCCCATCTTGAACGCACCGGTGAGGAACCGACCAGCCGCAATCGCCTGCGTGGTCACGACTGGCAAGGCCCAGAGGGTCGGGGCAGTGGTCCCTTGCGGATTGCCGATGATGTAGCGCCCCTGAGTATCCTTCAGCAGCTCGACATTTGTCCAATCGATCGGGTTCATGACATGGCCGGTCGCCGGGAACTCCGCCAGCGCGGCCTGCAACATGGCGAGGCGCAGGACGTCCAGCGAGGTCGTGGCAGCGGCAGCACCAGCCGGAGCCGCATAGGCCGTGGCCTGCGGCATGATCCCCAGCAGGTTCTGGCCGGTGCCGTCGCCGTTCAGCAGCTGCTGCTCTTCGACATAGCCGAGGCCATACATCAGGCGCTGATCGATGATCGACCGCAGCTGCGAGAAATCGCTCAGGATCTGGCGCGAGGCCTTCATCCAATGGGCGACGACCTTCGACGAGGTCGAAACCAGTTCGAACTGGATATCCGAACTCGGCTTCGGCGCGCCCTCTGCGACCGGCGCAGCATTGTTCACGAAGCCGGACTCGCGAACGTACTCGAGGCTCGAACCGTCCATACGGCCGGGGGTGATCAGATCGCGCACGGTCAGGCGGCGCTGGGGCAACTCCACAATGCCGGGCAGGCGCGTGACCTCGACACCGGCGCCCGCCGAGCCAGCGGCATTGGTTGTGGCCGAAGTGATGGTTGCCTTGGCGCGCATGTCGACGCCGCCACGGCTGGAGCCGCTTTCCGCAAACGCTTTGACGCGCTCGTCTTCAATGAAGCGCTCACCGAATGACTTTTCGTCGACACGATCGCCGGTGCTGCCAGCGCGGGACAGCTTCTGCTCCATGGCCGAAACTTGCTCGGTCAGCTCGTTCATCTTGGTGAGCGCTTCATCGGCATCACGCTTGACCTGCGCCGTGAGTTCTTCACCGCGCTCAGCCTTGCCGAGTGCATCCTGCGCAATACCCTTGACTGCATCGAGCGATTTGTCGAATGCGGCTTTGGTTTCGGCGGCCAGCTCGGCAACCGATTTGGTTTGTTCCGACATTGGGAACCCTTTCTACGTGAGGTTCAGGGCGCGGAAGAACTCCGTCGCCTCTTTCGCCGCTTCGGCAGGTTCCCCCTGCCCTTTCAGGCACAAGCGCGCGGCGCGCTCTGCCTGCGAGTTCGAGAAGCCCAAGGCCCCCTTGAGCATTTGCTCGAACTCACGTTCCGTCAGCCGTTCCCCGGCCTTCAGACGTTCAACAATCTCGTGCGCGGCCTTTGCCGCCTTCACATTGGCGACGGTCGCATTCTCGTTCGCGCCGATCGACACGATACTGACCTCGAACAGGTCCAGCTTTTCCAGCGTCCAGATGCCGGTATCATTGTCGACCGAATACTCGCGGATCCGGTATCCAATCGAAAGACCGTCGATGTCACCGTTCTTGAGCAGCGCGTAGGCCTCGCGCCCGCGCTGAACGTCCATGTTCAGCTTGCCGCGCAGGATCAGCCCCTTGCTGTCTTCCTCGGCCGCAAGCCATTTGCCGATCGGTTCGCGCGCATCGTGCTGCCAGAACATCTTTGGCATCGTGCCCTTGGCCGCGTGATCCTTCAGGCTGACGGCATATGCGCCCGCCGCAATCACATCGCCATAGCTGTCCGGCTCACCGCCGAACGTCGAGCCATAGCCTTCGATCTCGCCCGTCTCAGCGAGGCTCTTGATTGACAGGATCGGATCGCTCTGTTTGGTCCGCATTGTCTGCCTCCGTAATGGGCTGGTTCTGCATCTGGATGCGCGGCACATCTCCGCCGTCGACCTTGCCGAGATTTTCGAGCGCCCTGACCTCATTGATGGTCATGGCACCGATCTGCGTCATAGTCTGATAGAAGCGGGCCCGCGACTGACTGTCCGCGCGCAGCAGGCCCTCCATGTTGAACTCGACCGACATGCCCCGAGCGCGCTCGGCAGGAGTCAGCAACTGCTTGGCAATAGCCTGCTCGATCCGCTTCAGGCGACGCCGAAGAGTGAACTTCTGGAATGCCAGCGTCTGCTGCTCGATCCCTGTTCCCCAAGAGGTACTCTTTTCGGTGAAGCCGATCATATGCGGCGGAACCCCGAAAATGGTGCAGATCTCCTGCATAGAGAACTTTCTGGTTTCGAGCAGCTGTGCGTCCTCTGGTTTGAGCGTCAGAGGCGTAATCTCGGTATCACCCTCGAGAACAATCGGCCGCCCGGCATTTCCAGCCCCAGACAGCTTATCGCCCAGCTTTTTCTCCGCGATCTCGCGCTCATCCGGCTTCAGCCATTGCTTGAACCGCAAAACCACGCTCGGGCGCATGCCATTTTTGAAAGTAGATGCAGAGGCACGCTCTGCCGCAACGGCATGCCCAAACGCTTGCCGTCCGAAATGAAGCGTCGACATACCCTGCAAGGGACCGCCACCAAATCCCCGAATGTGGAAAACGTCTTCGTCAGACAGCCGCCAAGATCGACCATCCTCGGACCAGCTGTATTCAATCCTTCCATTCGTCAGCCTGCGAACTGCAATCCGCATCGGGTTGATCGGAATGAGGGCAATCACCTTGTCGCCAGTCCGATCAATTCGAGCATAGGCATTTCCCCAAAGCTCGAGCGCGGTTTGCATATACTCCCAGAAGTCGACTGCGGTCTGGTCATAGTTCGGGCTATCGTGCAACACGCGATAGAGAGGATGATCGACGGCAACCTGACGGTCCTCGCCATTTCTGCGATAGACCATCAACGGCAAGCTGCCGATCGTGCCAGCGAGCAAATTGACACAGCCCCAAACCGCAGTCAGAGACAGTGCGCGCTCGGAGGTCACCGCCTCACCAGACCAGATCTGTTCAGTGCTCCATGCCCCGGCCTCGCGGATGCTCAAAGCAGTGGGCGGCCCAGATTTTTCCTTCGGCCCCAGCAGGGAGCCGAGCCAATTCTTCACTTTCATGCGGCCCCCAAAGCTGCGAAATAACTGCTGCGGCCCGCGTCAGCGGAAACCGGATTGCCAAACATCAGCATCGCCGCGTTGAAGGTGGCCATCAGCGTATCGATCTTCGCGCTGCCCGCCGTTTGCTTGGTGATGACGTAGTTGCTGCCCTTCAGCTCGGATTTGGCGTTGCCGACATTCCAGGCCATCAGCCCGGTATCACCATGGATCAACTTGCGATCCTTCAGGCGGCGCGGCAGCGTCAGCACCGCGGCCTGCAGCTTCCAGCCCTGCCCGACGCTGACATAGCGATCATCGGCATAGCCCCGCTCGACCAGTTCATCGATCAACTCGGCAATCCCGGCCGCATCGAGGCCGATGGCCGGGCTGTCCTTGGGCAGCAGGCCCGCCTCTTCCAGGCGGTCGATCACCTCGATGGCGCCAAGGACATCATCACCCACGGCTGCGCATAGGGTCAGATCGCCTGCCTTTTGAAAGTCCAACAAGCGCGGCGCGATGTCTTTGCGCTGTTTGAAGACCTCATCGAATGCCCAGGCATGGCCCCAATGCAGCCAATTGCGGCTGCCCCGCTCACGCCCGATGACCGCCATGCCGAAGAGGTCATCGAGACCGCCGCCGTCAACGCCGACCACGCAAACCTCCGAGCGCCGGATCACCTCATCGAGCGTCAACCCTTTGTCCCCACACGCCTGCCAATGGTCGGCGCCGGGCCAACGGTTGGCATGCAGCCCTAACCCAATCTCAATATTGAGGTGCTGCGAGGCCCAACGGATTTCTTCTTCCAAGCCCTTGTCAACCGCGCCCTGATAGTCCGCGACCAACCGCTCGATCGTGATAGAGCGCCCTAAATTGGGCAAAACCATCGGCCAGACCTTCGGGTCTCGCCAAACCTTATCTTCCGAACGCTGCATATCCTCAGGAAACTCATAGAGGATTGGCAGCATCCGCACCCCGGCGGTGATTGTGCCGTCCCGCACACCGCGAGCATATTGCAGCTCGGATTTAAAAACGCCTGCCGGCGGGATTTCGGATTGCGTGGTAATGATGATGAGCAAGCTCTCATCATTGGTGATCATCCCGCCCCGGATCTGGCCGATCACCCTCGCCGCATGGTTCATCTCAGCCATCAAGTGCAGCTCATCGATGATCGCGAACGCGGGGATCGAACCTGTAACCACCTTCGGATCAAAGCTCTTGATCTTCAGCTTGGCATTCATGCGAACGCCGGTTTCCTCGTCCTTATGCAGATCGAGGATCGTCTTCTTATGCTCGATCACCTTGAACCGTTTGGTCAAATAAGGATCGGCTGCGATCATTCCGGCGGCCTGTGCCAGACATTTGTCGGCCACTTCCTGCGTCGGCCCGATGATGACCCCATCGATGTTAGGGCGACGATTCATCAGCAGCGCGATCAAGCCAAGCGCCGCAGCATTCGTCGTCTTTGAATTCTTCTTCGGTATGAGGTTGAAGATCTCGCCCACGAAGCGCTTGCCGGTTGCCGGATCGATCGAGCCAAAAGCCGCCCGCACGATGTCGCGGATCCAGTCACCGCCGACCTCGGCCATGGTTGGCTGGCCGGGAATGTCGGGCACGCGCAGCAAATTGAACAGATCGACCGCCGCCTCAGCTGCGACCGGGTCCAGAGGCAGGCTGGCGATCGGCGTCTGACCCCGCCTGAGCTTGGCCGCCCAGTCTGGACAGGCGAAGGAAACCGCGTCCAAAGCCATCAATGCGCTCCACGGTTCCTTAGTCGGTCGAAGATATCTCCGTAATTGTCGGGCACCTCCTGCGCAGCCGCCCGTTCGAGTTCTTTTTTGCCCAGGCGCGCAGCCGGCGTGCCGTCTTCATCCTCATCATCGAGTTGAGGAGAACGGCGTGGCGCAGCGGGTGCCGCATCCTTGATCCGTTCCTGCAACTGGCGAATGGATGGCGTATGGCCCTCGCGCACTTTGCGCATCAGCACATCCAGCATCACGCCATCGACAAAGGTCGCGCCGAATTCCAGCTCACGGGAAAAATACTTCCGAAGGGTCTTTTCATCGATGCCCATATTCTCGGCGATGCGCTTTTGAGACCAGCCCGCTGCAATCCGAACCATAACAAAGTCCTGATTTTGCTTATCTTTCTTGAACGACTTGCGCCCACGCCGATCCCGAAGCGGAACCAGAGGATCGCCGAAAAGGTCAATCTCACCGCCGGCCATGGAATTTTCACTGGTCACGGGAAAAAAATCTCCGACTGAGGGGGACGCGGGTCTAGGCCGATCAGCCCCCCGGGCTTTCGACCTACCCCCCCGTTTCGGGTCGAATGGGCCTTTTTTCTCAAAAATCGGGCATTTTCGACCGACTCGCGTCGATTTCGAGGGCGGACCGAGCCGAATTCCGGGTCACCGGCAACCGTCAGGCCTCAGCCAGCGCCCACAACCTCGACATCACCTCTGTCGAAACTGAGACTTTGCAAGCTCCGAAGGGTTCCGGCTGGACGCGCCATACGGTGGTATGATCCGATCCTTCTTCCCAATGCATTGCAACCTGCCGTGCACCCGACTTGCTAAACCCGACCATCCTCGCAGCAAGTGCAAAGGCTAGGGTCTTGAGAGCCTCACATTCAACAGGTTCAATTCTGCGACCCGACGACTTTGGCAGGACACCTGCCGAAATCAGATCGATTAATGTATGAACCGCCAGCGCATTGTCGCAGCCCATCAATTCAGCAAGTCGTCCAGCGATCCCTCGGTAGCCGACAGTGCTACTCCAAGGCCTGTCCAAGTCTTGATCCACTTCGTTCCTCCCTCTGTTTCGCCCCGTCATGGCAGGACTTGCACAGGCATTGCAGATTGGTCGGATCCCAGAACAGCCGCTCATCCCCGCGATGCGGCTGGACGTGGTCGGCAACGAGATCAGGACTGTCGGCCACGCGCGCGCAACGGGCGCAGGTGAAGAGCGCAGCCGCGATGCACTGCCACCGGAGCCGTTGCCATGCGGCGGTCTTGTACCACTTGCGCCAAGCATAAAGCTGATCGCGCACGCGGGCTTGCCCTTGAGATTGCGGCACGCGCTGCTGCAGCGCACCAACCCGAGGGGTCAATTGCTTGAGCCTTGCCATGATGATCCCGCCCTAAGAGTTAGCGGTCATAGAGCCAAAGCGCCAACCGATGCGCACCG